GTATTTTTAATAATTTTTCTAACATAATTAATCTTCCTTCCTAAGTATGTACTTCTTAAAAGTACATGTGTTCCCATATCTATTCTTTTTAGTTACCCATTCTTCATCGAACTCACAACCATATTTATGTTTTAGATCGTGTATTCTAGCTGATAACCTTGTTATAAATAATTCTGTATAACTTTCATATGTCGTGATACTACCATTTTCTTTTAAATATTTCAGTATCATTTCATTTTGAGTTAATGTATATTCCATATAATTATTCCTCATTTAACCAATCGCAGTAAAATACTTCAACTGGTTCTTTCTCCTCTTTTTCATTTTTGATAACATCATCTAACGATGTATATCCTTTATTCTCCCAATTATGTAATATACCTGTTGTGTAATTCAAATACTTTTTGCCATTCACTACTGTTAATCTCATAGCCTCTCTTACAAGTTCCTCTTTGTATTGTTCTAACCACTCTGAAATTAATTTAACTTCAGGCGAATTTAATGTTCTTCCAAAAATTTCTTCCGCATAACTACAACAACTATATAATTGTTTATTTGTTATATTGTTATATTGTTTAGTTGTTGTTATTTGATTGTTATTTGTTTGTTGCTCGTTTGTTATTTGATTGTTATTTTGCTTGTTATAATCTTGGTATTTATTGTAATTTTCTATTGTAATTACTGTGTATTTATTAGTAGTTTTCTTTGTTATTTCGTTTGTTGAAATTAACTTATTTAATGAGGTTCTTGTTTGTTGAATTGTTAAACCTGTTTGTTCTGATAAATGTTTCGTACTTGTGATCAAAGAACCTCTCTCAATATCTATTCCTTTCCATTTTTTGTTTTCCCAATTAGCTGTTAGCAATAAATGAAGAAACAAATTTTTTGTATTGGAATCTTGATACCATTCCCATTTAAGCATTTTTCTATCAATGACTATAAAACTTTTCTTTTCTCCATCCATATTTCCTCCGATAAGCTAATACCTATAAAGATTTGACTTTCACATACTAATTTGTTATAATTAGGTATGTAAAAAGTTTTACCCAGACTTTTTATCTTTTTTTATTTAATCTTTCGTATAAATAACTACCAGATTCTACTACCACAAATATAGATAGCACAAATACTATTAATCCTAATGGTGTAAATGCTACTGATTGTTTAGTAAAGAATGGTTGGATAATTACTAAATAAAGACCTTCTACTAAGAAATAACACCCAGCAATAAATGATAATAAATTCCATATTGCTTTTTTATTTATTTTTCTTTTCATAGTTCCTCCCTCTTTTTATTCATCATTGATTCTTCAAAATACCATCTTGGTATCTTTCCCTGAATTGTAATTGCATCAGGGTATTTTTTTTGAAACGATTTTCTTAATTTTCTAATAATTTCGTATGCCATTGACTTACTACATTCAGTAATAAGTTGAACATCATTGGCATTATAATAATCTTTCATATATCTCCCTCTCTCCCGTAAAGATTATTTACATTTTAGAATTAAGATATTGCAGTATCTTTAATTAAATAATTCTTCAAATGTATAATTTTTTCCAGTTTTCTCGTTGATCATGTTTTTTAGTTTCATGGCTTCGGTAGTAGACCAGTCTGCTTTACCATTTACTTTTAAGCTCACAGTACCTAAAGATTTGATACCTAACACCTCACTAATTTGTTGATGGCTTATGTTAGCCTCTTTTAAAATTTCTTTCAATGTCATTTTTAATCTCCCTTCTGTGCGATTTTTCGGACACGATAGTTAAAAAAATATGCTATTTTTCTAACTTCAAGACTATTGTATACGATTTTTCGGACATTGTCAATACTTTTTTTACGATTTTTCAAAAATGTTTGATTTTTCGTAAGTTATGTATTATAATTTTATTATGAGGAGGGATTATATAGTGTGGAAGAACAAATAAAAAAAATGATAATTGAAAACTATGGTTCTATGAGGAGCTTTTCTGATAAGATCGGATTACCAAATTCAACCGTAGCTAGTATATTAGAAAGAGGTATAAAAAATTCAAATATTACGAATGTAATAAAAATGTGTAAAGCATTAAACATTTCGGTTGATAAGTTAATTGATGATAATCAATTGATAAGTACATTAACTTTTGATAATGCTACTCCTATTGAATTAACTAAAGATGTTATTAGAATACCGGTATTAGGAAGAATACCAGCAGGGATGCCGATAGAGGCAATAGAAGAAATAATTGGCTATGAAGAAATACCTAAAAGTTGGTTAAAAGGTGGCAATGAATATTTTGCTTTAGTCCTAGAGGGCGATAGTATGGAGCCTAAATATCAAGATAAAGATATAGGTATATTCTTAAAAACATCAGATTGTGAATCAGGGCAAGACTGTTGCATAAGAATCAATGGATTTGATGCTACTTTTAAAAGAGTAAAAAAACAAGAAAATGGAATAATGGTAATGCCACTTAATGAAAATAACTCAACTGGTTTTTCAACAACATTTTATACAAATGATGAAATTGTAAACAAACCTGTTGAAATAATAGGCATAATAAAGCAGATAAGGAGAAATATGTAATATGTTTTTTATAATATGTTTAGTTGTTGCATTATTAACACCATTTCCTATAAATATAATTTTCTTTGCATTAGCAGCTATCAATGTTATATATAAGGCACTTACTTTTACTGCTGATACTGCAGTTGGATTCTTTAATGTCATTTACTACTTCATTTATGGAATTGTAGGAATAATTAAGAAAAAGCCAATTGATGTAAAGAAATTTGTCTTATCAATAATAGGCATAATAATATTAATAGTATTGGCCTTTTGTATTTTAAGATTGAAGGCAATATTTATAAACGGTTAAATAAAAAAACTAGAACCTACTGCAATAGGTCTAGTCAAGTACACAATAAAATAATCCTTACGAGATAGATTTTTTGTGTACTCTAATTATATCAAAAATACTAATAAATGTAAATAATTGGAGGTAAATTAATGGATAAAAAAGTATATGAAAAAACCAGGTATCAAAACATATATAGGCATAAAAAAAATAAGAATTATCTTATTATGATTAGTAAACCTGTTAAGACAAGTATAGCAGAAATAGATGGCAAAAAAATAATGAAAATCGAAGATGCAATTAATATAAGAGATAATCCTAGAATTAAACTTCAGAAAGAGGCGGATATCGTATATAAAGATGGATTTGATGAACTATGGAACAAATACATGAATATATGTGAATATGAACTTAAACTCTCTTATAGAACTCAAGAAAAAAATAGGCAAAACTATATTAAATATTTTAAAGGAAATATACCTAAGCCATCGAAACTGACAAGAGACTTCATGGCAAAATTTATAAATGATCTAGAATGCTCCGAAAAGCAAAAAAACGAGATTATTAAAATATTAAAAGCATTCTTTAATTGGTGTGTTAGAGAGGATATAATTATTAAAAGCCCACTCATTAACATTAAAAAATATAAGACTGTTAAAGAAGAAATGAAATATTGGCTTCCTGATGATATTAAAAAATTCTTTGATTATATAAATAATCATTTAGATGATAAGAAGAGTTCAAGTGAAGTCTTATATAGAATTAAAATGCTGGTTATGATATCATTTTCATTAGGATGTAGAATTGGTGAAACTAGAGCTTTGACATTTAATTCAATAAATGATACTAACAAAACAATTACTATAAATCATTCTATTGAATACGATCCAAAGAAAGAAACATTTTTAAAGTTTACTAAAACTAAATCTTCACAAAGAACAATTGATATATCAGATAAATTAATTTCTGAAATAAACAACTATAGAAGTTATCTTGAAAATATCATGCGATATGATATAACAGATGATTCAATAATATTTTTCAATCATATAAATAATAGACCATTATCTGATACATTATTGAGGAAAGAATTTTATGAAATATGTGAAAAGGCGGAAGTACCCAAAATTAGATTATATGATTTAAGACATACTTACACAGTAATAGCTCTTAATTATGATAATATAGATATGTGGGCAGTATCTTCAAAGTTAGGGCACTCTAATATTAGTACTACAATAAATACATATAATCATATAACAAATAAAATATGAAAGGAGATGGCAAGCAGCACAGATAAATACTATTAAAACTAAAGTGGGAGTAATTTTGAGAGTAAAAAAAAGAAAAACCCTTATTTTATAAGGGCTTGCAATTCATATATGGCGCCTGATGTAGGAAAAATCAAATGTGCTATATTATAAGAAAATACTATAAATACTGCAAACAAGTTTTATTTTTATTCTAATTTTTCCACTCATTACACTCACTTCGGAGTAATTTGAGAGTAATTCTGTGTAATAGAAATGAACTACTGTATACATTTAAGAAAAAGAAAAAACAAACCATATTGTAAATTACTAAATAAAGAAATAACACTTTCCCAATGTCAGGAATGTGCTAGCAAAAAATATAAAACGAAAAACAATCAAAATTCGGTTTATAAAATTAGAAATGCACAAAAAAACAAAAAAAATGTGCAAAATTCAAAAATAGATGCCAAATTTGCACAAAAATTGCAAAAAATGAAATTAAAATCTAAAAAACAAGCAAAAAAAGAGAAAGAAAGATATTCCGTATTTACTACTGATGACAAATGTATGATTTGTAATTCTAAACATTATCTTACTTGGAACGAAATATTTAGAGGTAGAAATAGATCTAATTCGATGAAATATGGATTTTGTCTTAGAATGTGTCTAACTTGCCATGAGTTATATCAAGAAGATGTATTTTTCAATGATACTTGGCATAAAAAAGCACAAATATATTTTGAGGAACATTATGGTACTAGAAATGATTTTATTATAATTTTTAGAAGAAATTATTTAGAATAAAAAAAGAGCTATAGATTTATCACTCTCGATAGATCTATAGCTTTTCTTTTTATCATTGAATCTGTCTTAAACCATGCTCTTTTATTTTTTGTATTATATTGAATTAACATGGTATTATCATTTCTTTTAACCAACTTTCTGATAATATCCTTATCAGTTATCATTTTTTCAACCATAATATCCCCTTTTCTTGGCTATATATAGTAGCATAAAAAGACTATTTTGTCAAAATTAACTTAAATAACTAGAGCCACAATAAAGAACTTTGTTATCATATCTAATCTTAGCCCATCCTGATTCCATACCAAGATATTCTACTTTAGTTCCTCTTTGAACTGCAGTATAAATATTATTTCCATAAGATGGTGATACTCTTAAATTCAACCAATAACAATTAGATATTGTTTTATACACTTTAGGCTGTTCACTTACTATACAATCATCATTTACCCAACCAATATTACCATTGTCTAGCAGATATGGATTAGGAACTGATTTATCTTTAATTATATAAGTAATCGTTCCTCTAGTGATTGCTGGTTTTAATTTGTTAGTAGATGTACTTGATACATATACACCAGTTATATCAACTACTTCACCTTCTTTATGCTTTAATCCTGGTGTTGGTGTAGGGGTTGGAGTTGGTTGATCTACATAATCGATTACTGGAATCTTGCCATGGTATTCCCAAGAATAAACTTGTCTGCCATTTTTAATTCTTTCACCATTAGAACCAATTTGTGATACTTGACATCCTGGAGTTCCTCCAGTCCATGCTGGTGTTACTTCAATAACTTGACCATTACCAATATATAATCCTGCATGGCCATGTGAAGTCATAAGTAATATTTCGCCAGGAACTAGATTCTTAAAATTACCTCTAGTTGCTCCAGTCCAATTAACACATGAAGCTGGAGTAAAATCTGGAACACCATTTGAGCCATAATTACATCCTGCATGAGCTTTACCTCTATTGGCCGGTATAAATCTACCACCCCATAAAATTGCTTTTATAGAACAAGTACAATCGACATACCAACCTTTACCATTTTGCCATGTTGACCATTGATTGCCACCACTGCCATAAAAGTTAGGCTCATTTAATAGTTCTTTCATTCTGTTGATTAGTTCTAAATTAGTCATTATCTTCGCCATCGATAACACCATCCTTTACTAATTCAATATCAGATACTTCTATTTCTTCACCGATTCCACCATCAGTTTCAGTTGCTGCAATGATTTCTTCATTATTCATTAGTAACACTTCCTTTCTTATTAAAATTACTTAATCCATTAGAACCTAAGCTAATAGCCATTGAAGATAATGCATACAAAACAATATCTTCCCATTTAAAATTATTCATAACTATATTGACTACTATTAGCAATCCCAATGAAATTAAAAAACTCCAATATTTAGTTGGAATTTTCTTAATAATTGGTAGTTCCTTTGTGAACTCCACCACCATAAATATTGTTGATACAAAAGTTGTGTAAGTTAATAATGTTTCCCATGTCATAAAATTTTCCATTATATCTTACCTTCCTTCTTCAATTTTTCCCATTTACTATGGATAAATCCATTTCCACCCAATACTTCATATCTATCAAATAGATTATAGGCATTTTGTATTTGTTCTGAACTAACTTGCCCATTTTCTACTTGAGACATGAAATTAACTAAATCTGTTTTGGTAGAATTTAGTTCTAGATCGTTCATCCTATTGGATGTTGTTTTTTCTAATTTATCTATTTTATTATTTAATGGTTGTAAAGTTTTATTGATTGATTTAGTTATAGCAGTTTTTAAATATGCTATTGAGCCACCTATACCAACAATAAAACTTAATATTTTAGCTACATCTCCTAATGTTATGTTTTCCATTTAATAATCCTCCCTATTTTTCTTTATCTAATTCATTTTTTACTGCTTTTCGCCATTTAGTAGGAACATCTTCAAGTGTTAGTTTCTTCAATTTGATTTGAATTACATAAAACTTAATCACTCATAATCACCCCCACTAAATCAACAATTGCTTCTTCCATGGCACTTACTCTTTCTTCAAGTGTAATGGATTCTGTCTCAGCTGAATAATCTAAGTAGTCTAAAGGATTTTCTGCTATCATTTCTTCAGTTATTTCATCCATGTTTACATTAAATTCATTGAACTCATAAAGAAAAGAAGGTGTACAACCTTCCTCAGCTTCATTGTGAATCTCTTCAATAAACTTGTAGATGAAAACATCTGCTGTTCCATTATCTCGTGGCATATATCTGTAAGTCAAATCCCTTTCATTAAATACTTCCCTTTTTGGCTGCATTTGATATTACCTCCTTTGCAGTTTTTAATGTTTTCTTTAATTTTACTTTTTTCATATATTTTTTACTAGAAGAATGCTTAAAATAGCCATAATATGATACTACTTTGTAAGCACTTTCTAATGTTACTTCATTTTTTGGATTCTTTAATTTTACAAAGACCTTATTTGCCCTATTATATATCCTTTTTCGCACAGTTGTCTTGTAGGTATATATTCTATACCCCATCATATCAATCGGCCTAGAATCGAGTGGAAATAACTGATAAGAAGGTTTGAGAGTTAGGCCTAGTGTTTTATTAAGATACTTCTCAAACTTATTTACAGCCATTCTGACATACTTTTTATTAGAACCTAGTAAAATTATATCATCCATATAAAAAAGAGCGTGGTGGACTAAATTTTGCCTCTTTCCTCGCCTCTCTGTATATAACATCTCTGTTACATAATGATATGCATACGATAAATAGTAGTTTGCTAGGAACTGGCACAGATAAGAACCTATGCATAATCCCTCTTCATAACTATCTATTAATGTATATAATAAGTATTTTACATCATCATTTTTTATATCACGATCTAAAAACTTTTTCAAAATAGGATGAGGAACACTTGGATAAAACTTTTTTACATCAGCTTTAAATATCCATTGGCATTTTTTAGGATTAGTCCTAATCCATGTTTCAATAGCACTCTTGCCAAATAATTGGCCTTTATTTTTAAGTGAGGCACATTGATAATGTCCTATCTTAGCAAGAAACATATCCTTACATGCATTTACTGCTATGTAATCTAGACATTGTTGTTTCATGCTGGATATTCCTATTTTTCTAGTTTTCTTCGCAACTTCATCGTACCTTTCTTCATATTTAATTGATGGTAAGGTAACTCTTCTTTCTTTTATTTCTAAATGTATTTGTTCTGCAATGTAATCAACCAGGAAATGTAAATCCACCGGATTAGCTCTTGCAGCAGATCGTATTTCTTTTTCTAAGTTATGCCTAGAAGTTACTGCATATCCATTTTCATCCAGTAACTTCTCTACATAATCAGCCATGAACACAGATGTATCACATCTAGTCCATCTTTTTCTACCACATGTAGAACCATCTAAGCAATCATATATGCTATATTTAACAAACTCTAAAGATAAATCAAACTTACTTAAATACCTTTTCATTTGCAATTTCCTTTCAAGATATCAAGGGCTTTCAGTATATTTTACTAACCCTATATTATACCTATTTATCGTATAATATTCGCTAGTTTCACTAAGGATTTCACGATTGGTGTTTCAATCTCTTAATTTTAGCATAGCTAAAGATACATTTCTGTATGTCCTACTTAGGTACGGTATCGATTATAGCCCATTGAAAGTATCTTGATTGGCGGGCGAGGATATTCCAGTTACCATTAGTTAGTCCATTGTTAGCATTGAGACAGGAAAGGCCAGCATTAGTTCCATTATTCAAATTGCCGAGCCACAAAAACAAAATCCTCATTTTCGATATCCTTAACTGAAATTATAACACAACTTCCAAAGATTTCAAATCTATCCTAATTTAGTATTAGGGAGAGCCCCTCTTGACCTATTAGGTCAATTCACCCCCAACACCATTTATTGAAAGGCGGGCGAGGATATCCCAGGCACCACTAGTTAGTCCATGGCTAGCACCGAGACAGGAAAGGCCAGCATTAGTTCCATTACCCAAATGGCCGAGCCACAAAAACTCTCTTTGACCGCTAGTTCCGTTATCAACATATAGTCCATCGGCATATCCAACACTACTACCCGCCCCGCTTTGTCCTGCTTGTGTAGGAACAGCTGCTCCATTAGTTAAATCAAAACCATATTCAGTAATATAATTCCATGCATTTAATGTTGTTGGTTGTATTGCTATACCCAACTTAGTAAAGTTAGATGTGATAGTTGAATATGTTCCTGATAATTTGGTTGAATCATTAGTAAGATATACTTCTCTTTTACCAGTTGAATCAGCAATATTCATAATTGCATTACCTGCTACTTCATATCCGCCAACTGATAATTCAATACCATTGAATACAAAACCATGTTTACCATTGGTATTTGAACCAACAGAACCAGTTCTACCAAGTATTCTATCACTAAATCCACTTCTTTCATGCATTGTACTTACATAAGTAGTTGCAGTTGTATTGAAATTGGCATGATCTAATATTAAAGCGGTATGTGAACTGTCAACAGTTTCCTTACCAATTACTTGAACATTATTAGCCAAATTATGCATATAAGCATACTGTCTATCATTGTTAGTAGCAGTCCCTCTATCACCAACTGAAACATAAGTATATAAATCAATATTATTTGCTTGTGCGGTTGTTAATACAACTCTATGTACATTAGTTTCCGCTGTAGATACATTATACTGATAACTGTTATCTGTATTTCCTTTCATTATTGATTGTGTATTTTTTGTTGCAAATTGCAAATAGAATGTAGTTAATATATGCATGTATTCAGCCATTGTTCCACCGATGTAATAACTTCCTCTTGCATGAGCTAATGTTATCATACTTGAATAGTTTACATTTGTATGAGTTCCATCAGTTTCAGAACTACCATTTGTATTGTTTAAATAGTGTGCTGGAATTAAACCTTTAGAACCATATAATTTACCATCAATTAATCCTGATACATATTTAGGAACAACAAACCATGGATTATATGTTCCATCTTTATTTATTGCTAGTGAGTTAATTGTATATCCTGGTGTTGGCATAAATCTTCTAGAGATGTATAAATATCCGCTTTCTACCCATATTTTTTGCCAATATGTTCTGAATAAGCAGAATACATCAACCTTTCCAGTATCTTTAAAGTTTGGATCGCCCTTTAAAGCTGTTATGTGCCTTACACCATTAGAATCAACTTCAGCATTACAATCAATACTTTCCCATGCAACACCATAGTTATTTACCTCTCTAGTAGTATCAGTTCCTGGTGTTATAGATTTGCTTATATTGTCATCAAGTTTTTCACCAGCACATGAATTACTTGTAGCCCACAATGGAAATTTTACTGTGTAGGTATTATAATCTGGTGTCAATGCGAAGAAATTAGCAATTGCATCTTCTATTGTTTTTATATTTGTTAATTTAGCCTTATCTGCATCGGTATAGTCATTCGTAGATAATCCTTTACCAGTCTCTAGGCTAACTTTGTTATTTAGTAATGAATCAGTTTGAGCTTTTGTGTACATTTCATTAACAAAGCCCATTGAGATATCACTACCATTTAAATTTACTTTAATTTCGGAAGAATTAACTAAATTTTTACTCATAGTACATCATCTCCTTTTAATAAATTATTATCTATGTAAATATCTTCACTACTATATAGAACATTATCACCATTGTAGTAAAGTAATTCATCCTCACTTGTTCTTTTATAAACATAATAAGTTTTACCACCATTGGTTATAGTATCATACAAAGACCACTCACCTGATAGAAATGCTGGTAAATCTTGTGTTAATGACATATAAATTGAATTAACTGGCCATAATACATTTGCTATATGTTTTACTATTGTTATTCCATATAGATTTAACTTTCCATTTATATTAAAGAACTCTTCTTCCCAGTTTACTATTGGTTGTCCTTTGGTTATCGTATCTATTACTGTGTAAGAAGCTAGACTATCAGAAATAATAATCTGAACATCCCAGGCTTTCTCATAATTAAACATACCACCAATAGTAATCTCACTTTTACTGCTGGTATTACCACTCCAAAAGTTGTTTCCACTTATCTTATAATCCGCATTTAATACTAATGTACCTCCAGTTATCCAATTGGCTGCACCTGCTTCTTTATATTTCCATACAATGCTTAATGCATTCGCAACAGCACCAAAGGATTTATTAAAGAATGTACCTTCAAAAGATAATTTAGCATTACTAGATGTCGGATTCTCTCTTTCCAAAGATATAGTTAAGTTTGGCCTAAAATAGTCTTTTAAAGTAAAACTTGGATGATAAGGATTTGAGGCATTAGTTTTACCTCTACTATCAGTTGCTATTACTGATATTTGTGTATCATTTAGTATAAAATCATATGGACTTGCTGATACATTATTACCATTGATTTTTACATTGGATAAACTTGCACCAGGAGTTGGAGTAGCACTCCATACTACTCTAGCCTTTGAATATCCTTTAATTAAAATATTTCTATTACCAGTTAATGCATAGGTTGAATCATTTACATCCGAAACCGAGCCACTAACTGCAATTTCATCACCAACCCTAACTTTAAATTTAGTTGTTTGTGGTGTACCAATCATATCATTGCCATTATATGTTGTAATGGTTAATGTACAATCAGCTTCAGTTACATTTGGAATCTCATCATACCATGCAGTTGGTATTGGAAAACCAATTGATGTTGCATCTATTTTAGTTAATGTTTGAGTAATTGAACCATCTTCAAGTATATATCCATTAGCATTACCAAACACAAAAGCAATAGTGTGTCTAAATGTATCACTATATCGTGTAACTGATATTTGGCTAGTTTCACCAATATTGCCACTTGTAGCAGTTATTTTACTCGCTCTAGGTATTGTTGGTAAATCAGCTGTTCCACTAGCAGTATTACTCCATCCCCAGTTAGGGAAATTCAAATATGCACTAGCAGATATTGATTTAACACCATCGTTATTATGTGTTACCCATGCTTCAGTTGTTCCTAAAGTGGTTTCACCACTAGGATAACTAGAACTTCTTGAATAGTTTACTTGACTGGCATCAGTTCCTTTAACATTACCTGATGATTGTTGGTCTAAGATATAACTATTACCACTAAAATATGCTCTTGCTTGATACTGTACTTTAGTTCTGTTGTTGGTTATATCTTGCTCTGAATATTTTGCATATATTCTTATATATAAATTACCATAGGAGTTACCTAAATAGGCTTCGCCTAATTTCTGATATGATGTTGTTAATGTTGCCATATTTTACCACCTACCTTACGAAAATACCGGTTCCATTACCATAGTTTTGTATTCTACTATGATCGCCAATATTTAAATAATTTTTAACTATTATGTTATCTGTACCAACTATAGTCTGATTAACATAATCGGGATAGTCAGTATTATCATCATCAACATATCCAGCAAATAATAATGAATTGCCATTATTATCTTTGGTATTGATACCAACCTCATTTATTGTTGTTTCAGTAGGTGCATCGGTTTTTCTATAAGTCATACCATTTTCATCGAATGTACCACTATTACTTATTACAGCAGATACTCTTACACCATTTACACCAGTACCATTAGCAATTTGTTGAACTTCAGTTTTAGTATAGGTATCTGTTTGTATTTGAGTTACTGTATGCTGTATATCATCAATATCAGCCAATTGGTCATCTACTGCTTGATATTTATCTAGCAAATCTTGATAATGGTTTCCTTCTGTGCTTTCAATACTTTCTACTGTTTGAGATATTTGATTTAAATCCCTATTAACTTCTATCCTTAATCTCTTAAAACTTTCACTAACTCCAATTACCTTGGTTTCTTCTTGTTTTTTAGAATTGATGTCTAATTCATATCCACCATTTAATCCGCCCATATAACTAACACTATATTGAGCGATAGTTTGATAATTGTTAGTACCATCAGTAAAGTTAATTAGATCGCCAGCCATTACAGTTGGCTTAATTTCACAATTACCAGTACTGAAACAATAAAATTCAAAACCAAGTATTTCGTTAGCTATATTATTAAAAGTAGTTTCATCAGTAATATATACATTTTGGTTGTTCAAATACAATGTTTCTAATGTTTCATCTGTTGATGTTTCAAATTTTAGAATGCCACTATCAAATACAACTCTTTGAATTGTATGTTTCTCACCAATCCTAAAATCTTCACATGATTCTATGTCAATATTAGTAGGTGTTCCTAAAAACTTAACTAATTCTAATTGACCTGCTGTATTAATCCTTGCAAATCCACCATTTAATTCGGCAATCATACCTACATATTCTCTAGCTGTTAATGTATTATCATAATAATCAACAGTTAAACTCTCATTTGTAAATGAAGTTGTAGCCAATGTTATGCCTGCATGTGTACATATATCTTGTAATATTTGCTTAACAGTACATGGAACTATCAATTCTGCATTGTAATTGAAATCAAGTAAAACCATTTTATCTACTAAAGTGAGTTCTAGTATATTATTATCTTTATATTCATAAGAATCTACTATCAATGTTGCATAGTTTGTGTTGTTTATTTGTATCACTACATTCGTAGGGATAGCAATGTTGCCAGGAACTTCTATTGTAATCGTGTTACTAGCAGTAGTTCCTAGCATAAAAGTTTCATCAAATTGCTTAAATTCATTTGAGAAACTTATATAATTATCACTATCAATTAGTGTGCCATCAAAATATATCTTCATTATTGACCACTAACTTTCTTCTTTTGCACCAAATTAAAAGACAGTTTATAATCACCTGTCTCTAACATTTCAGCATTTACTTTTGAACATCTAAATTGTGCCTCTATATAACCACCACTAAATAATGGATTCATTGCTTTTACATACATTGGATTTTTATTAATCTCTGTTAATAATGTATTTACTTCGGATGCTGTTAGGCAATTATAACTAAATTGTAGTTTACTCCACTTTTTAGATATAACTGTATCTATTAAATTACCTGTTGCTATACTTCTGTATGAATTTGCATCCAAATCCTCCCAATCTATACTATAGGTAGAAGGTGTTTTCTGCTGAGTATATGTTCCTGATGCACTTGGTTTTGTATACCATAATAACATATTAGATCACACTCCTTCCCATTATTCTAGCCTGATTATTTATATAGGTTTGAGCTGTCTTTCCTATTACTTTACCATCTAAGTAAGTGTTCATATCCTTATCGTTAATTGCATCAATTACTAAATCTAATTTAGCAACGATTTCTTCACTACTAGAATTAAAGAACTCTTGATTATTGAATTTCTTAGGAATGATTGCCTCACCTTTATGTACCATTGCTAATTGGTCGCTAGGTACATAATTAGTTCCTACATCATATCTAGGAACAAATCTTGGTATTGATAAGTTTTTAGCATTAGGAATAGTAAATCCTACATATTTACCAATTGAATTAATTGAATCAATCAATTTATTTACGGCACCTATAATCAATGTATTTATTAAATATTCTATACCACTTATCATGAAGTTTATTAACTTGGTAACCGCACTAATACAGTTGTCAACAAAGTTGTTGATTGCTGGTCCTAGTTTGTTTATGAAATTAATAATTCCAGTTAAAACCTCGTTAATAGTTCCACTAATAGTTTTTAGAATCTTAACAATAACATTTCCTATCGTGTCTATTACCTTGGAAATACCACTAAATACACTATTTACTATCTTAGCAATACCATTAAATATATCTTCAAATGCCTTTCCAATACTTCTAATAATTGGAGGTAGAACACTACCTAAAGCATTAATTATCTTTTCTATGCCTTTAAAT